AAGTGAGTTTTGAACTGAGTCAGATAGTGCCATTAGTCTCTTCCTAAGCGAATGTATAATGTAATAAGTGATTGTGAGATAAGGTCACAAGAATAGGTGAATCCAATCTTGTCTTCCTTATCCCAGTGTTCTCTTTGACTTTTAAGAAGTGTAGAGAATTCTTTGATCTTAGATCTCATCTCATCTTTAGATAACTTATCCAATGATTTCACCTTTAGCAATTTGTTCACGACGTTTTAGTTTCCATACGATGTAATCCATTGTAGGGATACACATGGGGTTCCAACCAACAAAGGTAGTTGACTCTCCACTGGGTATCTTCCAACAGGGAGCATCATCGTTATCAAGGTCTAATGACTTACGATACTCATCTTCACCAAGAAGAACAACTGCTCTCTCAGCAGCATTCAAACTTCTAAAGCAATCGAAACCAAGTTTTCTAATCTCATCGGGGATGTGATGTTTCATTGGATTGCAAGTGGTTGCAGTTTATCAAGGATTTGACGATAAGCAGGGACAATATCACCTTCATCGTTTCTGAATAGATCCTTATCGAATCGTTCATCGCTACCAATCTTCCATAGTCTCATACTATCAGGACTGATCTCATCAGCAAGTAGCAACTCACCATGAGCAGTGTATCCGTACTCAACTTTAAAGTCAACCAGATCAATACCTAAGATGTAGAACAATGAACGGAGGATGTCATTGATACGTAGAGTCAAGTCAATAAAAGGTTCAGGATCATATCCCATCAGACGCACACGATCTTTAGTTAGTAAAGGGTCATGCTTGCTATCATCTTTAAGAAAGAACTCAACAATAGGATGTGGTAGAGAATAACCTTCTTGTAGCGTTGTCTCACGAACAATAGATCCAGCAGCACGATTACGACAGATAACTTCCAGAGGAACGATGTCTACTTTCTTGCAAATCATCTTGTTAGCACCAACCATATTGATGTAGTGATTAGGAACATGTTCCTTGGCAAGTTTCTCAAAGATAACAGATGAGATAGTACAACATAGAGATCCTTTACCCAATGGATGATCAACCATCTCACCGTTGCCTGCTGTCACTTTATCGTGATACTCAATGATGACACGATCAGCATCATCACCTTGGTAAACAGTCTTGACCTTACCCTCTACAATTATTTCCATTAATCATCCTCCATTTTGTATGTAATAGTAATTTGATTATATACTACATCTCGGTCGTCACTGTTGTATACATGGCAGCGTTCTACCTTAGCATCCAATAGTTTCTCAATATTATTGAGTTGCCATTCAGCAGCATACTTCTTGAATCCATCGTCCATCCAACTCTTATTGGATCCTGGTGTGTTAAATTCCATTATTCAATACCTGGTGGAAAAGTTTCAATCTCAGTCAATTCATAGTCCCAGTCTTCCATGACTGTATTGGCATAGAAACGATCAGAAAGCATTTCAATTTCTTTCTCGGCATACTCTCTGCTCTCTGCTTCCAACCAAATATCAATGACCTTACCAAGTCTAAGTTTCTTGATGTCCAACTCAGACAATCGTCTACTACCATCTCTCACAGCATTACCTGGTGAGTCATCTACCTGTGATCGTAGTCGGATGAATACTAATGCTTTAAACTTCATGCTTGTTCTCTCTCGTCAAGTGCTTCATGAATAATTTGTTTCAATTCTATGCGTTCTTCTGGCGTGAAGATTGTACGATGCTTTACTGGCATAGGATCATATCTACTTGGTTTCTTTGATTTGCCAGGAAGACTCATGCCTTGGGTGTCAATTTTGTCCATACCTATATTTGCCATGAAGTCATTATACAATAAAAAACCACCCCTGTCAAGGAGTGGTGGTCGGTTTAGGAGGTGGTCTGAACGGGCAGTCGCGACACCCAGCACCACAGCATCCTCTACTCATGTTCACTAAAGTGATTCTGAATAACTTCAATACGCTCTTGTTCATGAGCAATAATATCTACCTGCTCTTGAATAGCAGCAAGCACATCAGGGTGCTCACCAATACCAACAGGATTGTGTAGGTATACTTCTACGTTTGCTTTTGCTTTGGCAATATTACCTTGGGCATCAGCAAGTAGAGCATCTAACATTTTAACTCGAAGATTGCAAGACATAATAAATTTAAGATTTGTTTTATTTAGTGAAGCGATTAGGTTTAAGTAATCGCTTCATAGTTAGTTTCCTTGATACGATGGGACCATCATACCACCATCTTGATCATCATCATCGTCAGGATTTTGAGTAACAAAGTAGATAATAATGAGTGCAACCCATGCTAAGACATATTCAAAGTGCATTTCCACGTGGCAATACTTCCTCTGGAAATATAAAATTTTCATGTGGTTGATCAGCAGGTGCCATCCATGCACGTAGTCCTTCGTTCAATAGGATGTTCTTTGTATAGAACGTCTCGAACTCAGGATCTTCTGCTGCTCTAATCTCCTGACTTACAAAATCATAAGCACGAAGATTAAGAGCAAGCCCAATGATGCCAATACTTGAGACCCAGAGACCCATGACAGGAACAAACAGCATAAAGAAATGCAACCAACGCTTATTGCTAAACGCAATGCCGAAGATTTGTGACCAAAAACGATTCGCTGTAACCATCGAATACGTCTCTTCTTCTTGAGTGGAATCAAATGCCTTAAAGGTGTTTGCTTGTTCTCCATCTTCATATAATGTATTTTCAACTGTGACACCATGGATTGCTGAGAGCAATGCACCACCAAGGATACCTGCTACACCCATCATATGGAACGGATTAAGCGTCCAATTGTGGAAACCTTGCAGGAACAATAGGAATCTAAAGATTGCTGCTACCCCGAAACTAGGTGCAAAGAACCATGAAGATTGACCCAGTGGATAGATAAGGAATACGCTGACAAAAACAGCAATAGGACCAGAAAACGCAATAGCATTGTAAGGACGAATACCAATAAGACGTGCCAGTTCAAACTGACGTAGCATGAATCCAATTAGAGCAAAGGCACCGTGGAGAGCAACAAAGGACCAAAGCCCTCCAAGTTGGCACCAGCGTTGGAAGTCGCCTTGAGACTCAGGACCCCAAAGTAAAAGAAGAGAATGACCCATAGCATCAGCAGGCGTCGAGACAGCTGCTGTGAGAAAGTTAGCACCCTCAAGATAGGAACTAGCAAGACCGTGGGTGTACCAACTTGTAACAAAAGTCGTGCCAGTAAGCCAGCCACCAATGGCCAGATAAGCAGTGGGAAGAAGTAGGAGTCCAGACCAGCCCACAAAGACAAAACGATCGCGTTTAACCCAGTCATCCAGGACATCGAACCACCCCCTCGTTGGTGTTGTTAGTGTACTTGTTGTCATTTTTTATTTACCTTAGACATAAAACTTTACAATAATAAAGAAAAAAATAGGGGTCGTAATGACCCCTGAATTATACCACAGGTTGAGTGATCAACCAACAGATGGAGCAATCAAGGCCACAGGTGTGGACTCAGCTGCTGCAAGATCAAGCGGGAAGTTATGTGCATTTCTTTCGTGCATGACTTCCATTCCGAGTCCTGCACGATTGAGCACGTCGGCCCATGTGTTAAGGACACGTCCTTGTCCGTCGAGGATGGACTGGTTGAAGTTGAATCCATTGAGGTTAAATGCCATGGTGCTTACGCCCAGTGCAGTAAACCAGATTCCAACTACAGGCCATGCTGCCAGGAAGAAGTGCAAGGAGCGGGAGTTATTGAATGAAGCATATTGGAAGATCAAACGACCGAAGTAGCCATGTGCTGCAACGATGTTATATGTCTCTTCTTCTTGTCCGAACTTATAACCATAGTTCTGTGATTCTGTTTCAGTCGTTTCACGAACGAGTGAGGAAGTAACCAATGAACCGTGCATTGCACTGAACAATGAACCACCGAAGACACCTGCTACGCCGAGCATGTGGAAGGGGTGCATGAGAATGTTGTGCTCTGCTTGGAAGACAAGCATGTAGTTAAATGTACCACTGATACCCAAAGGCATCGCATCGGAGAAAGAACCTTGACCGAAAGGATAGACCAGGAATACAGCAGATGCTGCAGCGACTGGAGCAGAGTATGCAACACAGATCCAGGGGCGCATACCTAGACGGTAGGAAAGTTCCCACTCACGTCCCATATATGCATAGATGCCAATGAGGAAGTGGAATACTACAAGTTGGAAAGGACCACCGTTATACAGCCACTCATCGAGTGATGCTGCTTCCCAGATGGGGTAGAAGTGAAGACCAATTGCGTTGGAGGATGGGACAACTGCACCAGAGATGATGTTGTTACCATACATGAGTGAACCAGCGACGGGTTCACGGATGCCGTCAATATCGACGGGGGGTGCTGCTACGAAAGCAACGATAAAGCAGATGGTTGCCGCCAACAGAGTTGGGATCATCAGTACACCAAACCAACCGACGTAGAGACGATTGTTAGTTGATGTCACCCACTCACAGAAATTCTGCCATGGGGTTGTTTGTTGTCTTGAAAGTGTTGAAGCCATTGTTTTGAAAAGGGTTAGAAATAGTGCAGGGAAACACTGGTAAGTATTCCTATGACACCCTCAGTCATAGGTATTAGAGACGTGTTTAAACACCCTATAGGTCTCGGTTTATGGAGTGTTGCGAAGCATTAAGAAATGTGTTGGTTCCTTAACTTGCCTCATTTATTTATAATACTTCATTTCTGAAGTTTTGTCAACCCCTGAGGGTGAGTAGAAATGCTCAACATTTTTTCACGAACAGCAAATAATATAAATATGCTGCTCTATAAATAAATGAGAGAAGTAAAACCTACGTAACGGCAGTGCAGTAATGGCAAATCGTTTTCCACTTATAGTCAATGAGTCTTCTAGAAAAATCGAAGAACTGGTTGCTGGTGATAACCTAGACCTAACTGGAAATGGAGTAGCGATTTCTGGTAGTGCAGGTTTATCTGATCAATACTTGAAAAGTAATGGATCGACCCTTGAATGGGCATATCCAGGTGATGTATACACCACACTATCTCAAGTAGTTACAAACAAAACCTTCCAGGATTGCACCATTTCAGGTGCGACCAACATACTGTCGGCAATCCCGAATGCCGCACTGGTTAATTCTAGCATATCTGTGAACGGAACGCAAGTGTCTCTTGGAGGGAGCACCACGATCCCGAACACAGATACAACATACAGCGTTTCAGCACAAGATGGTAGCACCAGTGGACAGAAGATCATCCGTCTATCCGACTCAGGTGGCAACAACGATGACATCACACTAGAAGCAGGCACCAACATGAGCATTGCCCGTGTGGGTGATGTTGTTACACTAGCATCTAGTTTCACTGATACAGATACTGTTACAACAGTAGAATCTGCCATTGGTGGTTCGGCAGTGAGTGGTCAGGTTATTATTGATGCTGCTGGTTTCGCATCAGTCAGTCAGTCTGGTAGTACAATTACAATTACAGGGTCTAACGTTGACACCATCACAGAAATTCGTGCTGGTACTGGTCAAACCCTAAAGTCAGGTAAGTTTACACTACTACAATCAGGAGCAACTACACTAACACAATCTTTAAATGTTGGAACAGGTGAAGAAGAAATCACTATTAGTTCTTTGGATACTATCACCAGATTAAAAGGTGGTAATACTGGTTCACTTACTTCAGGTGACGTTACACTTACTGGTGGTAGCAATGTAACTGTATCTCAAAATGGACAATCAATTGAAATTGAATCGACAGATACTAATACAGTTACACAAGTTACTACTGGTACTAATACATTATCATCAGGAGACTTCAAATTTACAGCTGCAGGTGCTACAAACATTACCCAAAGCACAGCGTCAGGTCTGACCACCATTGAAATTTCATCAACTAACGATGATACTGGTGCATCATTCTCTGCAGGTGGTGGTGTTCTTAAAAACAATACTAACTTTGAACTTAAGAACAACAATAACTTTGGTGCTAATACCATACTTAAGTGGGACTCTGGTAATGCTCAGATGGGCAACAGTATCCTAACTGACGATGGTTCTACTGTTACTGTTACTGGAGATTTTGTTGTAAATGGATCGCAGACTACTCTAGACACCACAACACTACGAGTCGAAGATAATATTATTGAGTTGAGAAAAGGTGCATCTATTGTTGGTTCTGATGGAGGCATTCAAGTTAACAGAACAACTGATTCTGGAGAATCGGTTACATCTTTCATTCAGTTGTCTTGGTATGAAGCAGGCGGTTACTGGAGATCATTTGATGGTTCAATTTCTAACAGACTTGTCACAGAAACAGAATCTCAAACACTTACAAACAAGTCACTAACTTCACCTACACTAACTTCACCTATTCTAGGCAACGCAACATGCACCACAATTAATGGTGTTGAAGTTGCTTCATCTGCTAACTCTAAACTAACGATTGCTGATACTAAGGAAATTGAATTTCAAAAAGATCTTCTATTTACTAGTGATAATAATGCTCAGCAAATCAGTGTTAACTTTAGACTAGGTGGAGAAGTTGCTTTTAAATCAGACACTCTAGCATCATTCTCATCTACTACATCCACACAACTGCGTGGTCTTATTACAGATACAACTGGTACTGGTAGCGTAGTATTCCAACAGTCTCCTATCTTTGTTACAAGTATTGCCACCGCATCAACTGCATTTAATCTATTAGTAAGTGGAGTAACTGATCTTACGTTTGCATCTGCTGCTACTACATTAGACATTGGTAATACATCAGGCACCACAACTATCAATGGCGATGTAGTTGTAGAGAAAGACTTAACAGTTGGTGGTACAATTTCTGACACAATTACCATTAATGGTATTCTAAACTCAGCAAATTCTGACATCTCTATTCGTGGTGGTTCTGCAGCACCAATGATTGTTGGTCGTGGTGGTGGTAGTGTTGCAACCAATACTGCAATGGGTAACAAAGCACTGCAAGCAAATAATGCTGGTAGTAACTGTACCGCAATTGGTTATGAAGCATTGTTTGTTAACAATTCTGATAGCAATACTGCTTTTGGTTATCAAGCACTGAAGATTAATAGTGACGGTGAGAAAAACGTTGCTATTGGTTCTGGATCAATGACCCTCAATGAAGACGGGGTAAAGAACGTTGCAGCAGGTATGAATTCGCTACAGAATAACACTGTAGGTAATGATAACGTTTGTATTGGACACTATGCAGGTTTCAACTGCCTTGGTTCTGGTAACGTACTCATTGGTTCTTCTCCTGATGAGAATGCAACCAATGTTACATATGCACCACCCAATATCACAGGTGATAACCAATTAGTTATTGGTTCTTCTACGGAAGCATGGATTAGAGGTAACGCTAGTTTTGATGTTACTATTCCAAATGCATTAACTGTTGATGGAGATACAATTCTAAATGGATCACTGGTTGTAAACGGTACTACCACCACAATTAATTCAAACGTCATTTCAGTTGATGACAAGGCAATTGAACTTGCTGCTGTTGCGACAGTAACTTTCACTGCTACAACTACAACCAGTTCCACAACAATCACAAACATCTTACCTACTGCTGGATTGATTCCTGGAATGGGTGTTACATCTATTACTGATGGTATTGATCTAGGAACTGGTTGTACTATCGTAAGTATTACTGGTAACAGTGCAGTTCTTTCTAACACAGTAACTGGTAACGGTACAGCATCTATTGTTGCTACTGGTCCTTCTGATGTTGCAGCAACAGGTGGTGGTTTAATCCTGAAAGGAACCACCGATAAGACAATGATCTATGATGGCAGCAGAACTATCAAGTACTGGACTTTCTCAGAAAGTTTAGAACTACAAGCAGGTAAGCAGATCTCTATTGCTAACCAACTGTTGCTCAGTAATACAGATCTTGGTACATCTGTCATTAATTCTTCATTGACATCTGTTGGTACACTTACTGCTCTTACTGTTGATGGTGCTATTAGTCTAGGCGGTAGAGTAAAAGAAAAAGTATTCTTTAATTACACTACTAGTCTCACACCATCTTCTAATACACTCACTATTAATACTGCTGGTGCTAACACCATTCTTGGTACACCTGCTTCCAGTGCTATTAACAAGTGGGCATTCACTAGTGCAAGTCTTTCTAATGGTGAATCACTTACACTGTCACTGATTCTTGCAGGTAATACTGCTGCTACATATGGTGATGACTGTAGTGTTGATGGAGTAGACATTAACACTGGGGTTCAATGGTCTGGTGGTTCTCCACCAGCTGCCACATCTAATACTGACATTCTAACCTTTATTATCGTTAAGGATAACTCTGGTGTAACCAAAGTATTCGGACAAGGAAATACAGACTTCAGCTAAGGATATTATCTAATGCCAGTATCATATAACAGCGCAGCAAGGAACCTATTTCTTTTAGGTTCCTCAGGACAACAGGTAGCTCAGAACTTTTTTAAATATATTGACAAAGAAAATAGTGTAGGTGATGGTTACATCTCCGCTGAGCAAATTAGATATTTTTACGATGATGATAAGTATATTATTTCTGGATCAGGTAGAAATTTAAATTTGGTTGGGTATGGTTTCTTTGACAAAAGAAACTATGATCAAGAAACAGATCCAGCAAACCCAACAACAACTCTAGACTATGAAACTAGAATTTTATCTACTAACTCTAATCCTAGTACTGGATTTGTAGAACTGCGAGATATGCATGTAGATAGCAATGGAGATCTTATTGTCTGCGGTCATGTAGATGGTACTAGTCCATGGATTGCTAAGTATAATTATACAACAGGTGTTTTAGATTGGCAATCATCTACGTTTACAGGCAGCATAGATTATACCAGCGTTACATCTGATGCCACTGGATACTATGCATGTGGATCAAGTACAGTCACAGGTGAAACTGTTGTAGAAAAATACGATTTAAATGGTAACCCTGTATGGGGTAAGAAAATTTCTACAGTCGGAGGAAGTAGCAATAGAGTAAAACTGTTTTCTATATCTACAAACAGTAAAGGTCAAGTAGTTGCTGTTGGAAACATCGAAGACCTCGATCAAACTAAAGGTTACATGGTCAAGATTACATCAAATGGTGATTATGTATGGGACAAATCTCTACAAGCAGATAAAGAAGAAAGTAGTTGGACTTATAAAACCAGACTTACTGACATACACGTTGATGATAAAGATCAACTTTTTATCAGTGGTAACTTGCAAGTGACATCGGGTGGGAAGCGTAATAGTGATCGCCTGGGATGGATTGGAAAGTTTACTGCAGAAGGAAATCTAATCTGGCAGAAACAAACAACCAACGGCAGTGGAACACACATGAACCACCGTCGTGTTTCTGCAGATGATCAAACAGAGCAGGTTACTACAGTAAGTGAATGGTCCTCATTAACTGATGAAGGCATAGCTCTAAGTAAGTATTCCAAGAATGGAGATTTACTTTGGAGAAGATCACTAATCAGTGATTCATCTTCCTTCATTGACAACCCAGTACTAGATGCTGATTCATCATTCTATTATATTTCATTTATTGATGAGGAATATGTTACTCTTAATAATACACCTTATGGATATGTCTTTGGTAAAGTAAGTACATCAGGTAATGGTCTTGGAGAATTTGATTATCCTGATGGTAGTGGCAGCATTGATAACTATAAAGTTTTAAATATTACAGATGAAATTGCTACATTAGATGATGGTTCAGTAAGATTTGATAGTAGTGACTTACGTAAGACTCCTTTCAGTGCTAATCATATTATCTTTGATGACTATTCAACTCAAGTAAGTAAGAAAAAAATTAATGCATTTGATGCTGGTGTCATGCAATATAGTGGTAGTCCTGCTATTAGAGTTGCCGACTTCCAAGAACTGAACCTGTTGGGTGATGCTGGCATTCCTGAGACTATGCCAGTAGAGTTGATTACTAATGGAGATTTTAATAGTAGTAATGTTACTGGTTGGTATCCTGCTACACTTACTGCTGATCTACGATACAGTTATAATAATAGTTACAATGGAACTAACTCTTTAATTATTGTGAACTATGCAGCTGCTGATAGTTTCATTCAATCTTTTACGACAGAAATTGGAAAAAGATATAAGGTAAGCCTCGACCAAATTGGTGGTCCTGTTATTAAAATATTTGATGGAAGTGGTGTTTCGGGAACAACATTACAGACGATCACTACAACCAATTCAGGTAATTATGAAACTGGTGAAACAGGAACTTTTGTAGCAACATCAACAACTTCTACTTTTGCAGTTTTTGATATTCCTTCTGGAGCAGCTTACGTACTTGATAATATTTCAGTTCAAAAAGATGTGCTAGGACCAGAGTTGATTACAAATGGAGGTTTTGAAAATGATAATATTGATGGGTGGACTCTTGATCAGAATGGAGGAAACGTTCTCGCTTTCTATTCTTCAGGGTATACTGGCAGCAGATCTGTAAGTCTTCAAAACCTTGGTGGTTCTGGTGATCCTAAATTCTATCAATCTTTTGTAACAGAACCTGGAAAAACATATTATATAACTTTACAACAAGCAGGGTCTCCTACTTTTACAATATTTGATGGAAGTGGTTTGTCAGGAACAACATTAACGACGATGACTACAGCCAATACTGGAAGCGTAGCTTTCGATGAGGAAGCATATTTTAAGGCAGCATCTTCAACTTCTACTATTGCAATTACATCTTTTGGTAGTGGTGCTTATTTGATGGATGATATTTCAGTGAAAGAAGCACCAATTACCTTACTATGGGGTGATCAATCAGGTAAAGATAGTAGTGGTGCTATACTTGGTGCCACCCACAACGCTGATGGATACTGGGAGTTTGATGGAACAGATGACACCATAGAGATAGGTGATCTCGGTGTTGATATGTCTCAGTTTACTGTAGAGATATGGTTCAAGTCTGATTCACATAGCAACTGGCAGAACCCTATTGATTGTAACTTTGGTACACCAGATACTGGTGGTGAAGTTGACTCAGGTAACATCGGACCACGATTAGAAATCAATGCTGCTGGTTCATTCTTCTGGGCATTTGGTTCTAAGATTTCAGCAAATGATCCTTACTTTGCTCTACCTAGTGGAAGTGGATCGACAGGTGTTTGGTATCATGCTGCCATAACATTCGATGGAACAGAACCAACAGGAGGTAAGGCATACATCAATGGAGAATATGTCAACCAATCATATCAATCCACTGCTGGTACTGCTGGATGGATCGGTGAATTCAAGAACGTTAAACTTGGCAGAGGATTTGCTCTGGCTAACAGACATTTTGATGGTAAGATTGGTGCAGTTCGTATCTATCCAAAAGCACTAACACCAGCACAAGTCTACCAGAACTACAACGCTACCAAAACTAAGTACATCTACGAAGCACCTAATACAGCGCCTAGGATTACTTCTGATGCTATTGAAATTAATACTGACCTACTTCTGAACTATGACTTTGGAAACAGAGCAACTTATGATTCTGGAGCGACTGTCAACGTTGGTGAGAATCGATATACTTCTAGTTTTAATCTAACAAATTTTAGTGATGGAACTGCAAATGGAGTATTGACTGATTGGAGTTGGTTGGGTGCTACTACCCCCACAATTACACGAAATGCAGCAATAGCTCCTGATGGATCTAAGACTGCTACGCTAATAACTGGAGCTAGTGCTAGCATTTATCAATCTATCGTTAATGACGGCGATTTTACTATATCTGCTTGGGTCAAGACAGTTGATGGATCATCACAATCTTTTCAGCAGTTTGTCTATCTCCAAAGCACTGGCGGAGAAGTTGTGTCTGTTACACATACTGCTACTGGTGACTGGCAGAGGTTTACTTTATCTGGAGTTGCTACTAGTGAATTTGGAGCGCCAGCTGGTAAGTTTCATAGATACTATCCATTTGCTTCTTCCGCTGATCTGTATGTTTGGGGACCACAAGTAGAGCTAAAATCTTCTGTTAATACATACGTCCCAACATATGGAACTGCTGCAATACCTGGCGTGAGCAGACCATCATGTCCAGGCAAAGTAAATAACCTCTCAAGTAGTTCTTACATTGGTATAGTTGATGGAGCTACATTCAATAGTGCTGGATACTGGGAGTTTGATGGAACGGATGATACGATAAGTACAAATTCTACCATTGCCAATTTTACAAATATAACTGTTGAATGGTGGGGAACATCAGACTATCCTGATTCTGGTTATAAGGCTCCACTAATGAAAACTACCAATACAGCTTGGAATGATGGTTTTGGATTCTATCAGCAGAGTGGAGTTGTTTCTTGGTGGGTAAATGAATGGAATGGTGGTGGAGTAACCGAAACTCAATCTTCCACGACTAGTTTTGGATTCACACATTGGGTTGGAACATATGATGGTAGTAATGTGAAACTGTATAGAAATGGTGTGTTGGAAAATACTGCTTCTTATACAACTGCTATGACTAATCCAAATGTTAGTTTTGATATTGGTAACTCTAAAGATAACTATTATTGGGATGGCAGCATCGGTGAAGTTCGTATCTATCAAACATCTCTAAGTGCCACAGAGATATCCCAGAACTTCAACGCCACCCGTGGTAAGTACGGTGTCTGATAAATAGATAAAGCAAAGAATATCTACGGCAGTCTGTAATGGCAAGAAAAACTATCCTTAGTAATTATTATCTTTTTGATGCTTCAGAACGACAGATAGTAATTCCTGGTGGTGTCCAAAGAGAACAGTTGATTCTTATCACAAACGTTACTGATAACAAAGTTATCTATAACTTTTCCGATCCAGAACTAACTGCTACCGCATACACCATCGCGACTGATATCAGAAATGTTACTACGACTAGGGTAACCCTAGCGTATGACACTACAACGATGTCTGACACAGACAAGTTGCAGATTATCGTAGATGACTTTGAAGAAAAAATTGAACCTGCTGAATCATATCATGATGCAGTAAATAAAATGAGGGTGTCTACCCCTCAATCACAAATTGATACTGACTTTGAATATGGTACACAGAGTACCAAGTGGGAATCGTTGACAATGATCAACAACAACCCATTTGCATATAAGTCTACTACAAATATTGCTATCACAGAGATTCAGGCTGGTGCTAATAGTAATAACTTGAGAGAGATGGAAGTATCATGCTCATCTCCACCTGCTGCAGGTAGTGCTATCTACGTACAAGATACTTCCTTTCCAGGTGCTGATGGTGTCTTTATTGTTGATAGTTCTGACTCCACAAGTTTCAAGTATACAGGTACATATGAATGGACTGCTGGTCAAACAAACATCTTTGACTCCGCAAGAACTGCAATTTATATCGGCATCCACTACACAGCATCATCTGTAGGTGGAACAATTACTCTAGCAGCTGCTGGTGGTGATATGTCTGGTTCTGTTCAGGTAAATACATCGCAAGCACATGGATTTGAAGTTGGTAATGAAATTGCTGTTGCTGGATCTTCAGGAACTAATGTAAATGGATCATGGGTTGTTGCTAGAGTACAAGATCCAAATACATTCTTCTACTTCCCAACTTCTGCTCCCACAGGTGGCGTAAGTTCAGGTACTATTAAACTATATCCTAGACCACAAGGATCTTCTGTCCACAGAGCATTTGATGGTGGTGTTAAATTTTCAACTAATTCTTTCTCTAAGAACCAACAGGCAATCAGACAGACCAAACGTTACTTCCGTTATCAATCTGGTAAAGGTGTAGCATTCTCCACGGGTTCTATTCTAGAACCTGCTATTGAAAACATTGATAGCATTACAGCATCAGGAACAACTGTAACTGTTGTTAGTGCTGTTGCACATAATGTTACTAGAGATACAATCGTTGATGTAAGAAATTGTGGTGATAATAACTACAATGGACAGTACCAAGTTACTAATGTTGTTGATCCATACACATTTAAATACGAAACTAGTTCAGCACCAACAGAGGCAGCTGCAACTGGTGAGTATACCGTAACTCCTGTCGGTGGGTTTGGTACTAGACTTGAAATTGGTATGCAAGACCAACAAAATGGTTTGTTTTTTAGATATGCAAGTGGAAACTTGAGTGTTGTTCGCAGAACTTCTACTTATCAGTTGTCAGGTAAAATTACAGTTACTAATGGAAACACATTAATTTCTAGTTACACTGGTGCTAACCTGCAAGGAACTAAGTTTTCCAAGCAACTAGAACCTGGTGACTATGTTGTTATTCGTGGTACTTCATACCGTGTTGATGGTATTATTTCTGATACCCAAATGGTAATCTTCCCTGATTATCGTGGTCCATCAGCAACTAATGTTCCCATCACTAAAACTGTAGAGACTGAATGGAATCAATCTGATTGGAACATTGACCGTTGTGATGGTTCTGGTAAAACTGGTTACTCAATTGACGTAACTAAGATGCAGATGTTCTACATGGATTATTCTTGGTATGGTGCTGGATTTATTCGTTGGGGATTCCGAGCAGAGAATGGTAATGTAATCTATGCACACAAAATTCCTAACAACAATGCTAACACTGAGGCATACATGAGATCAGGTAACCTACCTGCTCGTTATGAAGTAAGTACTGTTCCTCCAAGCACGACATCTACTAAATCAATTGCTACTGGTGACACTAGCATCTATATTGCTGATGCTCCTACTCACTTCCCTAATTCTGGAACACTACGTGTAAGAAAAACTACTGGTGCTACTACTGGAATTCAGGAATATGTTAATTACACAGGTAGAACATCATACATTCAAAATGTTACTGCAACTACTTCAGGTAACAATCAGATTTCAGTCTCTAGTACTGTTGGTCTAAGTGGTGGTGGTGTTCAAACAGTTAAATTTGACACACCGTTTGCAAACATTGCAGCAAATAAAGTTTACTATGTTGTATCTACTACGACTGGTGGTTTTACTATCTCCGAGAATAGTGGACCTTCTGCTGTTGCTAAGACACTTACAAGTCAAACTGGTTCAGAACTATCACCACTAGCAACAGCTACTTCAGGTATCTTTACTGGTGTTACTAGAGAACAAGCAGGTGCTACCAGTGTAACCATTACAATTAATAGTGGTGAGTCACAGGGTGCTGTAAGTAATGCTTCTGGTATCCAGAAAGGACAGAGAGTAATTGCTACTGGTATTCCTGCTGATACATTTGTACATGACATTAGCGGCACAGTTATTCAACTGAGCAAAGCAGTAACAGTAACTAATCCTACTGGTGTTATATTCTCACCTTTAGGTTCTGCTTCAGCACAAACGTTTACTTATAGTAGTACACAACCAACTGGTCTCGAACTTCTAGGTGCAACATCAGTACCACAGATTAGTCACTGGGGTTCATCAGTCATTATGGAAGGTCTATATGACGATGACCGAGCATATGTCTATACAGTTGGTACTAGAACTGGTCGTGAGATTAACTCTGGACAGACTAAGGCACTACTTGCTATTCGTACAGCACCTTCAGTTGATAATGGTATCCCTGGACAGTTTGGTGAAAGAGAGTTGGTTAACAGAATGCAGTTGGTTCTAAGAACCGCTGAGGTGTCTGCTAATGGTCCTTTCTTTGTGGAACTAGTTCTTAATCCAAACATTACTAACACCGTTGCCTGGGAAGGTGTTGGTGGTACATCATTAGCACAATACGCTGACCTTACACAAGGTTTGGGTATTGTTAACAACGAACTTGTTGGTGGTGAAGTTATCTATGGATTCTATGCTGATAATGGAGTGTCTGATTATGATCTAGGACGAGTCAAAGAAATTTCTAACTCTATTCTAGGTGGTGGTGGTTCTAGTCTTACTGCTACTACTCCACCTAACCCAACAGGTGTATTCCCTGATGGTCCTGAGGTACTAGGAATTCAAGTCACCAACATTGGTGGTGGTCGTGGTTCAAACCGTCGTGCAATTGACTTCAGAATTTCCTGGACAGAAGCACAGGCATAATTTAAGACAAAAAAAAGACCCCATCTGGTTTTTGCCAGGGGGGTCTTTTTATGCGACGACGATATAAATCTATTTATTCTTTTCCCGATTGGGTGAATAGAGCAGCGCCAGCGAAACTACCTGCTAGTATGAATGCAACTAACAAATACTCCATCACCAAATACCTGGAATAATCTGTCCAGTTGTAGCATAAGTTCCGACAGCAATGATGAAACCAAGCATTGCTAGACGTGAGTTGAGGATCTCTGCCTCAGGTGTGAATCCGAATTTCATTTTACTTGCTCCTGTGTTTTGTTGTAAATAATAACTCTGCCGTTTTCGTGAGTGAACATCAGTTCATCATCGTGCCCCCAGCAAAGTTCTTCGTAAAGGGCGTTTAGTTTCTCCATGTCTTCATAGAGAGCGTTAGGATTTGTCATCTTTTAAATGATGCGGTTGATGTTCTCTATCCATAGGTTGAGAAGACTCAAATGGATCGCGAGAAAGATTTTTAATTACAATAAATGCTTCTTTATTATATTTTCTAGTGCCAATAGGTGATTGCCACTTCTTATTATATATTTCACCAACATCAATGCCAGAAACTTGAGTACCTGCGATCTCAACTACGAGGTTATCGTGTCGAACATCCCACCCAAGTTTAGCAACAGCATCGATGAGGGCGTCTTCAGTATAAAGCATCTTCTTGTTCTGCTACAACAACGCAATCACTAGTTGGATATGCTACACAAGTAAGAACAAATCCAGATTCCATTTGATCATCATCAAGGAACGACTGATCACTTTGATCAACTGTCCCGCTTTCAATTTTGCCTGCACATGTAGAACATGCACCTGCACGACATGAATAATTCATATCAACGCCTGCTTCTTCAGCAGCATCTAGAATATATTGATCGCTTTCACACTGAATTGTGTGTTCACCTTCAGAAGTTTTAAGTAGAATACTATAGGTTGTCATTTAAATAATACCAAAGAAAAAGTTACCAGTCACAGCATACGAAATGAATCCTGCGATGATACCCAACATAGCATAGCGTCCATTTGCTTTTTCTGCACGTTCTGCGTGGGTTTCAAGACCGTATCTTTCTGTGTAAGAAGGATCAGTGTACATTTGTGGTTCTGTAGCGTACATGTTTGTACGTCCACCGTCTTCAGTTACTGTAGTCATTATTCCTTAATAAATCTTTACATATTATATAGTAAAAAAGGAGGGGTGTCAAGACCCCTCCCTTATTAGATCATCTTATCGAAATCAGAAGGAGTACTTAAGACCCAACTTAGTTCCATAACCGCGATCGACATTGCTGTCGCCGCTACCAACGAAACTGATTTCGCCGTATGCGCCCAGAGCATCGGTCAGGGAGACGCCTACGCCTGCTTTACCAGAAGGGACGGTTTCGCCTTCACCTTGGTCAGGAGACAGGACTGTAGCGCCTGCTTGGACGTAGTAGGAAGCATCTTCACCAAGAGCACCTTCGTAACCCACGTGAAGGTCGGTATTTGTACCATTGTAATCGGATCCAGTGAATCCTGAGTTTGCTTCGACGTTAACGTAGGGACCAGCGAAAGCGGCACCAGCAGATACGGACAGGGCAGCGGTTGCTGCGAATACAGATTTGATCATTTTGTTTAAAAGTTTGTTTGCTTGTGGAGTTAAACCCACAGATGATAGGAGACTCGACATGTCTCCGTTGTATAACTGGCACAGTGCCAGTTGTAACATTTATTTATACACAAAGCAGAGTAATTATACTTACCCTTGTGACAGTTTGTGGGCTGTCATGCTCGCCACTTGTTTGTTTTAGTTGTAAACAAGAATCAACCACACGGAAGGGAGGGTTTGGCACCACCAGAGCAAGTTTAAAGTCATTTCGGGACTGATGCCAGTATAGCATCGAGATGATCGGTTGTCAAGTACTTCTTAACATTCATCTCAGACTCTAGGTTTGCAACGAAACTTTCATTGTCATTGATCCACCACTGTATATTAGCACCATCTGAATCAAATACCGTAGGTATAGAACACTTGTTGAAGTGTCCCAACCCAGCAAGAATAGGATTCCATGACTCCTGCTTTACAGTACCAGAAGTATGCTCAAAATCAAATGATCTAAGCAGTCTGGTCTTAGCAAGATTAATTAAGTTATTAGTTCGATGTGGGAGAACAGTGTTCTTCCAGAATTCTGAATCAGTTTTACCACCTGAGTAGTGCAACGAAACAAAGTCTCTCATATCGTCATACAGTCTAGCACACAATTGGTTGTATCGTGCAATAGACAGTTCATTATTAAGGAACTCTTTATCTGGGAACGAATAGTATGCTAGTTCCATTTGCATTATAGCACAATGAATACTAGTAGCCTGTAATGGTTCTAAGAAACCAGAAGATAATCCAATGCTAATTACATTACCTTGGATAAATTTATCAATACGACCAGAATCAAATGATATTGATCTAATCTTATCTACATCTCCTAGTTCTTTTAGGACATCATCTTCAGATGCATACTTATCACAGTACACATATCCTCTACCAATTTTATTTCTAGTAGGAATTTCCCATGTCCATCCATACTTTCTTGCTGTTGCTAAGGTATAGGATTGTTTAACACTATCACCCCCATCATAAATCAATGCACGGTTGACAGGTAGATACTTACTGTAGTCTACCCATCCCATGTCATTGCTCAAGACTTTAGCAAATCCTGAGCAGTCAATGAATAGATCTGCGCTAACAGATCTGCCATCGTCAAGGTCTAGGGATGTTACTATATTGTTATCTCGATTTACTTTGACTACTTTATTGTTATAGTGTCTAACTTTACGTAAGATGCTTTCTTTCTTAAAGTAATCAGATGTTTTATATGCATCCAAATGAAAACCATGCGAAGCATAGTCTACTTTAAGTTGATCGTCATCATGATAGTAATTACTAGCACCTAATGTACTAAGAACAGATAGATTACTTACTGTACCCAACGGATGGTCGCCAATATAGCAAGCATACGTAGAGTAATCAATATAATAACCAGCAGTTCTAGTACCATCAAGGGGTGAAAAGAAATCTGTATTAGAATTATTCCACCCAGAGAATTTAATACCAAGTTTAGGCAAGGCATCAAGGTTAAGTAATAGTTCAGTTATGTTGGTGCCCTTGAGAATGTCAAGAAACTTGCCAGTAGTACCTTCACCTACACCAATGATGGGAATATCATCAGTAGATATATTGACAACTGAATGTCCTTGCGAGAGATAGTATGACGCTAACCACCCTATCGTACCACCACCAACAATAACTATTTTCATCCGAATGAAATTACATCATTATTGAGAGCTGCACTACTGGGATTAAAATTGCCAATAGTAACGTCTCCCATTTCAGAAAGAAATTCAGAACTCAAAGTAAAGTTATACTCAGTTCCATCAGGTTTAGTAAAAGAATCAATATTAATATTACCAGTAGGAATGGTAGGTCGGTTTTGAACTTGCTCATACATTTTGAACAAGTCACCTACGATATCATCACGCTTCTCACTGAGAGCCATGATGAGCATGTCACGAATAAAATCTAGATCGTTGCGAGAATTAGACATAGGGATTACGTACAGAATTGAATTTACGATAGGCACATACATCTGGATCAGGGTCTAACCACTTGGTATACTCAAAATCCTCAAGGCATGTGTCAAGTTGCATTTGATTGTCAAGGAAATACATGTCTGTATAACGCTTGGTCCAGTCATTGAACTTTTGAATGCGGTAGTCAGGTCTACCATTGATCTCTAGAAGACCGCACTGAACATAGCGGTAGGGAGATCTCTCAAGAATGACTGTCGGTTTCATCAGGTTCCTTGTTGTGTCCATATTGTAGCACCTCCTCATCGTCATGTAAAGGGGGTGTGACAGTTTTCTTTCTGACCTGCTTGCTGCTCCAGAATGCTAGAGCAATCAAGGCAAAGTAGAACAAGGTATCATCAATCATCACAAGGAAGAAGATAACACTACCACTAAACTTCAACCAGTTAGGTAATCTCTTGGTGAGTCTACCTACCACAGGAGCAATCTTCTTTTCAAACTTGAAGTAGAGAATTGCTGATAGTGTAACTGTGATCTCACTCATCGGAACGATGAAGTATAGAGACAGGAACAGGAAGATAGGCCAATAATGTCTCTCTGGAATCTTTCGGATTAGAGAGACATACTTAGCAATTAACTTTTTAACTAGCATCATCGTGTGTTGTCATCATATTTTCCCAGTCAGATTCAGTAACTTGATCTGCTAGTTCTTGATATTCGTCAGCAGGGACTGCCATAACAGCAGTTCCATCTGGTTTACGAACTATAAATGTTTCGCCTGCTTCAATGCGATCCATGTATGCATCGAAGTCTTTTTCAAATTCATCGAACGGAACTTCAACCATTGATCTCCTTAAAATCTTTTTCAAAAATTGCCAGACCAGAATCGGTCAGCACATGGTTATACATTTTGTCAAACACAGCAGGTGGCAATGTACATACACTAGCACCATAGAGGAAACAACGCGAGACATGGTGGACATCTCTCAAACTGGCAGCAAGGATCTTGGTGCGAACACCATGAGCACAGTACAGACCAGAGATAGCACGAACAAGTTCAACACCACTGAGAGAATTATCATTCATACGACCCACGAAAGGTGAGATGTATGTGGCACCTGCCTTCGCTGCCATCAATGCCTGAGCGGCGCTGAAGCACAAGGTAACGTTAGTTTCGACACCTTGAGCAGTGAGTTCTTTACATGCCTTCAGACCCTCTACAGTGAGGGGCAGTTTGATCGTAACGTTGTCAGCAATATCACGATACTTAATAGCATTGGTAAGCATCTCAAAGCAGGAGTCACCTTCTACTTCAGCAGAGATGCTTTCAAAAGCAAAGTTGGTTGCTAGTGTTTTAATGAACTCCACATAGTCTACACCAGACTTGCGAACTAGTGTAGGATTTGTAGTGATACCATCAACTAGACCAGTCGTATAGCGTTCAGCAATTGCTTCGTAGTCAGCAGTGTCTAGGAAAATTTTCATTGATTTATATAATGTTAGTTTTTAAGTGATCACTTAAAATTTTAAGTGATTCTTCTTCAGCGAGAATTTGTTCACGCTTATACTTATACCATGGATGCTCATATAATTCTTTTGCTGGAGATTTAGATGACTCTGCATTAAAATCTTTCAACTCTTGTAACTGACTACAAATATTTGTAAGCATTCCTCGCATATATGCAAGTTCTGTTTTGATTTCTTGTAATTGATCTTTAATTTTTTGCTTGTCCATAGTTAATAGTGACAATGCTCGAAGAGGGATTTGAACCCCCGACAACTTGAATGTAAATCAAGTGTTCTACCGCTGAACTATTCGAGCGTGGCTCCCCCGACTGGAATCGAACCAGTAACATCCAAATTAACAGTTTGGCGCTCTGCCTGATTGAGCTACAGGGGATTGAACGACTCAGGTTGGGGTCGAACCAACGACCGACTGCTTAGAAGGCAGTTGCTCTGTCCACTGAGCTACTGAGTCGTATGGTAGTTCCTATCGCCGCTAACCCTGAACTACCAAGGGGGTCACCGCAGTCCCTTAGGACTTATGCATTATACTAGACGAAAGAAAATTTGTCAAGATACTGGTGGGAATACACAGTGCGATTACCATGGATTCCCCAACCTAACCAGTAGTATGCATGGTTCATGAAATGATCCACAGAATAACCATGCCCCTTCAATACCATTTCATATTTAGTCCACTGGGATTCGTTGACCATATAGCGTAGTTGACCACTAATACTATTAGGATCAAGACCATACTTTGAACAGAAAGAACCTAGACCATAATAACGGTTAGAAGTAGTCCATTGAATGAGTCCAAACCCACCACTAAGACAGTTATTATACGACACGCGAGCGCCACCTTCACATATATTGGTAAGGAATTTAGATTCTTGTTTGATGTTACCCATCACGGTAGCAATAGCATACTTGTTATTAATACCTCTGCTTTGAAGGAACTGCAGAGTGTATTTTTCATTGCTATTACAATCTTTGCATACAATCTGCTCCACAGGAACAGGAGGCAATTCAGATAAGATCATTAAGATTTCTCAAATGACTGTACTATACTAGTATATCACCACACTGGTGATCTGTCAACTGCCGTGTGCCAATAAATAAATTGGATGGCATTGAGCACCATAATTATGTTCCACCTTAATGACGACGACATTGTTAGACTACAGAAAGCATGCGAGTCTTATAAAGATAGCACAGGATCTGAATATATGTGGGATGTTTACACAGATCTTCAGAATAAATTAAGAATTTACAGAGAGCAGAACCTAGATGTCCATGAGGATACTGTGTCTAGAAGACCTGACATAAAGTGACAGCAAAAGATCACTTGCTATAATTAGTAAGTAGATATACTGTCATAGCAATGAAAACAGTACTCCCCGCTTTGCTATTACTTGGTAGTATAAGTACATTAGTTGTATGGTCTATCTGTACAGCTTACACAACCAACTCCTTAGTGTCATGAATCTAAATCAATCTGAGCATCAGTTAGTTATTGAAGCATTATCAAAAAGACAAAGATCTTTTGTTGCAGGAGACAAAATGTACAGAGAATATGGGAAACTTATAGACACCTTTAAAACTAATATGAACGAAAAGTGATATGAAAGTAGGTATTATCGGATTAGAACCTATGGGCGAAGGCATGTCACGACGCCTAATAGACAATGGTATTGAAGTCTGGGGATATCGTGATGACTATGCAAAAGCAAATGCACAATATGATGCAGGATACATCAGTGGATGCACCACTTCCATTGAAGTTCTTGCTCAAGTAGTTCATTCAAATAAAACTACTGGCACAACACCTGGAGTTTTTATGTTAGTTGTTCCGTCGTCTAAAATAGAAAAAACTCTAGACAATCTGATAGAACACTGCGTTGATGGCGATATCATTATTGATTACAGTGATAGTAGTCCCGAAGACTGCATGGAAAGACAACAATACTGCACCAAATTAGGAGTATCATATCTATTTTCTGGTGTATATGGTGCAAGTTATGCTGTTGCTAGTTGCTCCAGAATTTTTCAATCTTTATCACCAGGTAATTTTAAATGAGTACTACAGATTTCCAAGGATGGACAAAGAAACCAGAAATTAATGATGATGAATTAATTTTGCTTTGTTTAAAAAATGCTCCCGAAGGTTGCGTTAAAAAACAAGTAATGAAATTGATTAAAATTTACGAAAATAAACTAGATGACGTACCCACTACCAAGTCCAGACGTACTTCAATCATATAACTTTGCTATGTCATCATTCTCTAGAATGTATGGTGTCAAAAGTATTCAGTCTAATGTTAACGTGCATAAATTCTGTGTCAAATGGGCAGAGTCAAAAGCACTACCACCAAATGGCACTTTAACATCAGTTGATTTTTATTTTAGAGATCTATGGAACACATGGTCATAACTTTCATAGCAGTGTATTGCTTGTTCGGATTATTTCTATTCATCTTATCAATTTTACAAGAATAATGTTACAGTTTGCTAGATTTTGTGGGACAGTATTAAACAACCCATATGGATTAGGATTTCTCTCAACTATTTTAGTCTTCATTCCTGTCATTGGAATGTGGGCAGTTCATAAATATGGTTGGGAGCACTGGGAACCTTTCGTAAAAAAACACAAATGAATCCTTTAATTTTATTCGGGTGTGCTACGCCTTTGATAATCTTTTTTATAGTATTGAAATTGTTTGCTTGGGTAAATACTGTTAACGATAAAGGTACTGCATACAATGCATACACAGATGTCGATGCAGATGAAGAAGAATATGGAGATCGCACAGACTACCTATGAACAGAGATCCTGATTACACAGTAGATTTAACAATAGAAGATGTAAGATTGTTGTACCAATGTGTGATTAAAAGATTGGAAAGGTGGGAAGGTTATCCAGCAAGACCAGCACAAGAACAAGAACATCTCTGGATTATGAGAGACTCTTTATATCGAATAATATTGGAACATACTTATGAATTTTGAATTAGATATGGATGATTATGCAATCATCCTCAACGCATTACATTACTATAAAAAAGTTGAGAAGCGTGGAAACTTTAAGCAATATAATGAAGAACGTGTCAATAAGTTGAGAGACAAAATGGCATATCAACTGATTCCTTCTGCAGATAGTGGTAATAGATTGTGAGTACTGTATTCGTATTTGGATTTATTATCCTACTTACTATAGGAATGGAACTTACTTGGTCAGTTAAGAAATGAATTTAATATTACGTCCTTTAGATAACGCTAACGATCCTGTGTGGTCGGTGATTATCTGTGTGATACTTGCAGTTGCAATGGCACTGTTTGTAGTCGTATACATACTAAGACAAGCATTTGCAGAGTTAGAAGATGGGAGCAATGACACCACCGAGCAGGAAGAGCTGCTACAACTTTCGAGTGACGGAGATCAATCGTGTCCTTGATGGTGATACTATTGATGTTACTATCGACCTTGGGTTTGACTTATACAAGAAAGAAAGAGTTAGAGTTGCAGGAGTTGATACGCCAGAGAAAAGAACTAGAAACCTTGAGGAGAAAGCTCTGGGACTAGATGCTACTAACTGGATGAAAGAAAAACTAGAAGGTGCTATTGCTGGTGACGATGAACTCTCTGTTAGAACTGAATTGGTTGGCGGTATGGGTAAGTATGGTCGCCTTCTTGGTTGGTTATATATTGGAGATGCAGAAGTATCATTGAATGAGCAAATGATCACTGAAGGTTATGCTCATGCCTATGATGGTGGCACAAAAGATATGAACCTTGAAGCACTTCGAGTCATTCGTAGGCAACATGGAACACTAGTAGAATAAATATATTAGATCCAAATTTTTACGTTATGAAGAAACTTCTTCCTATCGTTATGCTACTGATGACCGCTACTGCTGCTAACGCTGGTGGAATTGTATCAAAACATGCTTCATCTGTCCAACTGACAGTTGATTCTGCCCGAACTCAGGCAACCAGAATTGGTTCCTCATTTAGCATTAGTGGTTCTAATATTGATACCACCGATGGTTCAACTGCTGGTGCTGTATCTGCTGGTACTATCACCTCTGGTGTATATTCACCTGGCACTATTACTGCTACTCAAGATACTGCTGGATCAGCATTTAGTTTCAGTCAATCTTACAATCAAGCTGATGCTATCCCAACAGGAGCTCCTACCGTAGGTGAAGTACCTAACTATGGATCAGTTCTTTCTTACACTGCTGGATCTGCTGGTACATTAGCAGGTACAGTTACTTCTGCTGGTGTACTTACCGTGACAGCTGGTGGTGCTGGTACTAGTGCAACAGGACAATTTGTTTCTGAGATTACTGTAATTGACTAGGAGTATTAGAGATGACCCTTTTTGGAAAGACTATACTTTGGTCTGTGATATCTGTGGTGGGTGCAAGTGTCACACTTGTTCCTGCCCTGGCGGTCCCCGTGGTCCCCAACTTCACTCAAGGAAGCATGACGAGTCACACAGAAACGACTCAAAAGATAACTGAAACTATAAACTCGATGGATTATAGCACTGGATATCAGTATTCTGCTACTGGTTCAGGCATAACATCAAATGGAAGTCTGTCTCCAGGGACAGGTACTAATAATGTAACTATAGATGGAGTGACATCATCATGGACAGGTGTAACAAGCAAACCTCAATTCACACAAACAACACCAGGACAAGCGTTCCAGTTCACAGAAACTTACTCTGGACCTGGATTACAAAATCATACAATTATCCAAAGAGAGACAGACATAACAAGCGTAACCGACACAACAAGTATTTTCTCGCAGTAACACTACTGCTTGCTAATCCTTCTTATGCTGAAACTGTTGGTGGTGTGTCTGCTACTGCAGCTCCTGTAGCTAATAGTTCGGGCTCAGTTACCAATCAAGCTATTCAGGTTTTACAAGGACCATACATTACTAATACCTACGGTGGAGGTATTCAATGTCAAGGTCCCACCATGAATTTCACACCATATGTGACAGGTAGCGCATCTGCTTCTAAACCATATGAAGATTTTTATGACTCACCTGTATATGATATGAGAGACATGGACGAAGATGGTGCTCCCGATAATCCTGGTGCCATTCTCTATCAAGTTCCTACAAGAACTGGACAAAAAGATAATTACAACGTAAGCGTAGGATTTTCTGCTACATGGTCTACGCCTCTAGATAAAAAATTACAAGCACAATGCAAAGAGGCAGCTGCTGCTAACATCGCAATGATGCAACAGACAACTGCCAATAAAAGATTAGATTTTGAGATTGCTAGACTTAAAAATTGTGGTACTTTAATGAAACAAGGTATACGTTTTCATCCCAAAAGTCCAATGTATAAAGTTTGTGCTGATGTTGTAGTTAATAATATACCTGGACATGAGCATCCACATGTTCATGCTATCCCTTCGGTTTCAACGCCTCGCGAAGTGTCCGAACAGCAAGATTCCTCTGACGCTGAGAAATTCTTCGCTCCGATAGAGATTCAACCTTACTCACCTTCCCCCTAATTTTAGCAATCTTTTTCACAACTTTTTTTACTGTAGGTTTCACCAACTTTAATAGAAGATCTGCTAAAGGTTTTGCCATTAGTGCTGAAGTTGTAGCAACAAAAGCAATAGATGCTGTCGTAGTTACTGTACCAGGAGCAGGTAGATATTGTTCTGTCCATGGAATTTCAACTTCTTCCACAACTGCTGCAGTTTCTCTAGTAATACACTTGTTTGTTTCCTTATCAAATATCTCTGTTGGTAAGCAATTAACAGTGTCAATTTTTGGTGTTTTTGTTTCTATTTTAGGTGATGGTTGTTCATCTTTTGGTCCAGGAACTACTGGTATAGGTGCTTCAGATTGAAATTTTAATTTTTCTTTGTTATAATCAAGTGGATTAAATGATGGCACACCTGCATCACAAAATGTCATAGTACCTTTAGGGTCATCAGACGTGAGATTACGATTCGTTGCACTAAGTTCATGTGCTTCCACACAACCAGGCATATCAATAACAGGTACACCTACCCCCTGGATTACAGGAGGCACGGTGAATACTTGTATCGGCGTTTGAATTAAAGAATCAGAAATACTAGGAATAGAAACATCCGATATCCTAATCTCATTGGTCCCTATGTTCGGGATCCAATTCATCAGAAACCTAGACCTTTAGGTAGTGCCATGCCACCAGCTGGAACACCTACAGGAACTGCAGGACCAGTTGTTTTAGGCAAAGCAGGCATAGATGAGTCTAGCATGCCTGGAAGGGCACCAGAAACTGCATCTGTAGCAGCACCTGCGACTAGTTTAGTTAGTTGTTCTTTACCTTGATCTAGAAGACTGTCAGCATTTAGATAAAGGTATGCTCCTCCACCCAAAACACTCAAAGAAACTAGACCTGAAAGCAAAGCAATTCCATTAATTACTTTTTGCATTGTGTCCTCATTCGACGTGAATAGTACCTGTCATACCTGCACCCTGATGTGGACCACAGAAGAAATTATAGTCGCCAGCGTCAGCGAATAGAATATCTTGTGACTCACCAGGTGCAAAGAGCAGTGCCTCTCTCGAAAGATCGGGACGTGCTTCAACAATAATATTGTGAGGAGGTAGTGCCTCATTTACGAAGTGTAGTGTGTCACCTGCCGAGATTGTAATCTCATTAGGTTCAAATGCTAGGTTTCCCCCCGCACCCATTACAACATCAACTGCAAATACTGGTGCTGCCATAAGCATGACACCCAGCAAACAAATCAAACTAAGAAATTTTGTCATTATTTTTTGGTAATGTAGGCGTTTTATCTTCATCCTTCTTCTTGGAGGGCATCACTCCAAAAGTTGCTAAGGTTCCAGTGAACACACTGGCGATAAAAGTTGGATCGATATTTTTTTGAGGAATACCAGGGACAGTTACATAATTAAGGGTCAGAATTGCTGCTGACCATCCAAGAATAATAACTCGAACGAGAGTTGATACACCCTCATCCGCCCACTCAAATTTGTTGTCCTTCTTGGCTTCCTCTTTCTTTGGGCTTTCCATAAGCAAAGAGCAAGGCTCTTTTATTTATTAAAAAGTTCAATAAAATATTCAGCATCAACCACTACCAGTGGTTTTTTTCTATTTTTCTTCATAACTACGATGGGTTCATACTTGCCTGAGTTTACAGATGCTTGCTCATAAGCATCCCAGACGTTCAACCTTTCTACATTCTTACATTCAATTGAATGAGGAAATTTTTCCCTAGCGGCACGTGCCATGATGAGATCTTCACCACCTGCACCCATAGATCGAGACTCAATATCCTCAGGATGGACATCAAGTATCTCGATTAACATTTGTCGGACCCATTTCTGGAGATTCCTTCCCTTTGCTTTTGCGCTGCTTGTTTTCATAACTATTCCAATATGCCCAATTGATTACTGCGTCGTTCCAGTCTCCTTCCCATGGGTCTGGAAATACTGGAACTTGATCCACTGCATCATTATTACATCCCCCAGATTCGTTGCTCCCAACCTCAGCAGATGATACTGTCGGTCGGACAGTTTCGGATCTGCTAGAAGTTTTTGTTTCCATTCTGGAAGATTTGTCATTACAATTGAAAACCTGCGAAAGTATTTTCCTCAACATCCTGCTTGATTCCCCCAATAACGTATGATTCGACTTCGGTTTCTTGGGGTGCCACTTGCAATCCTTTGGAAGACAACCAATGTTGTGTCCATGGTAAAGGATTATTGCTTATAGGAGCATCAAAAATAGGTGTCAGACCAATAGACTTCATGCGTTTGTTAGCAGTCCACTCAACATATTTCTGCAATAGTTTTGCGTTGAGTCCAATCATGGAACCATCTTTAAAAAGATAATCAGCCCAGATTACTTCTTCTTCCACACATTTTTTGAACATCCCATAGACGTTCTGCTCTTCTTCCTTGATGATATCAACGATATCTGGATCATCACCTTGCTTCCACTTGTTAAGAATGTTTTGGGTGATAGTCATATGCTGAGATTCATCTCTCGCGATGAGAGAAATGATCTTGGCATTGCCTTCCATCAGTTTATTTTCACCAAAAGCAAAGGAACATGCAAATGATACGTAAAAACGTATACCCTCTAGTATATAGACGTTGGCAACGGCACGATATAGTTTACGTTTTAGTTCTTTAAGTTCCCATTTAGCAGTAGGAACGTCATCCAAAGCATGTTCCCATTGATTACCTGCACCCCATTCTTGTGCTGCCTGTAAGAACTCATCATATGCCCCTGTAACCGTTGCTGCACGTTCTAGGATACGATCATCAGTAATGAT